AAGAGAGGCCAGAATGAGGGCTCCTATGGGAAAGACTGGCACGTTAAAGAAAAATATAAAAGAAGTGATCCTGACAAGTGAGGGATTTTTTGTGAGTGTCGGGATATCGTTCAAGACGGGCCTTAGGGGAGCCGGGTTTTATGGACTATTCATAGAAAAAGGAACGAAGCCAAGATATCAGAAAAAGAGAAATAAGGTACCTCTGAGAACCCCTAAGTTTGTCGGGGAGATGCCTAGAACACCATTTCTGGAACCAGCTTTTGAAGCAAAGAAAGGGCAGGCAGCAAAGATAATAATGAGAGCCATTCAAAAGGATGTAATGAAGACGGCTAAAAAATATGGATATAAATAGGGGTATGAAAATTGGCTAATCAAATTGAAGACGTGATCTACTCTAGGCTCCAGGCGATTAGTGGCGTTACTAATTTAGTCTCGACCAGGGTGTATCCGGTTCGGAGGCCCGCTGATGCTGCTCTTCCTTTGATAGTTTACGAGATGATCAGCGAGGTTTCCCCTCCAGCTATGAGTGCGGATCCAGGGATTGTGATGTCTAGGTTCAGATTCTCCTGCCAAGCTGACACTCCTGAGAACGCTAGGGCCGTGGCAGCCCAAGTCAAGTCGGCAATCGGATATTATCGGGATGCAACTACCACTCCCGTAGTTGATGGCTGTCTGCCAGAAGGCAGCTCGGTGGACTTTGTATTGGCAGCCGATCTGTTTTCAGTTGAAAAAGATTTTTCAATATCATATAGGGAATAATATTATGGCACAATTTGTCCAAACTAATGTAGGTCTATATTGGGGAGCGTATAATCTATCCTCGTCCTTTAATGCTGTTGGGTTAAATCTAGGAACTCAAATGCTGGATGATACAGTTTATGGGGATACTTTTGTTTCAAATGATGGCGGCCTGTCAACTGTGTCTCTTGAAGGGGAGGGCTACTGGGACAGCACAACAGACGGCTATCTCGTTGCAGATAGCGGGATTAGTGCAACGGAAACCTTGGTTACCGTAACTCCGGTAGATCAGGCGGCAGGTTCGCCAGCAATTTTTAGTAATTACCAGCAGTCAGAATATACTCCATTCAGTACAGGAGCAGTGGGGGAGTTGCTTGCCTTTAGGGTTACCGGTGAGGGAAGAGGGGACAAGGTGATCCATGGGCAGATCACGGCAGCTCCAGGAACCACGAGGACATCAAGTAGCAATTCTGACAGCAATCAGATAGGAGCAGTTAGTGCCACGCAATCTATATATAGTGCCTTGCACGTTCTGACGGTTGCTGGATCAAGCCCAACGCTGGACGTTTTTATTAAATCATCCACTTCAACTAGTGGGACGTTTAATACAGAGATAACCCATACCCAAGCAACGGGGGTCACGTCAGAACTCAAAAGCAATGCTGGTGCCAATACTGATACTTGGTGGCGTGTGTACTTCACGATAGGTGGCGGCTCGCCACAATTTGATTTTATTTGTTCACTTGGAATAATCTAAATTAAGGAGAAAGAATAATGGCTTCCATGGTTTTATATGATGCCTATTTAACGGTTGGCGGTAATGACTTAAGCAACCATGTCAGATCAATTACGATTGACGCTGGAACCACAATGCAGGATGACACGGCCATGGGCGATACCTTCCAAAGCAATGCCCCAGGACTCGCCACTTGGTCAATATCGGTTGAGTTCCTACAAGACTATGCAGCTGGCGAAGTTGATGCTGCGTTATCTCCCTTACTTGGAGTGGCGGCCACGCCAGCTGTTTTAGTAATAAGACCAACCAGTGCGGCAATGGGAACTGCCAACCCACGCTGGACCGGGACTGGGGTGCTTGAATCCTATTCACCAGTAGCCGGGAGCGTAGGTGACCAGGCCATGGCAAGTGCTACTTGGCAAGCTGCCTCGGTTTTACTCAGAGAAACTAGTTAGAAATTAATTGTAGTAAGCAAGACCCTTCCCTTTAAAATAGAGGTATGATTATGAAACGATTGGACAGAGCTGCGATATTAGGTGCTGATGATTTACGAATAGAAGAAGTAGACGTTCCAGAGTGGGGCGGAGTGGTTGCCCTAAGAGAGTTAAAGGGATCCGAAAGAGATTCCTTCGAGGAAGGTTCTATGGACAAGGATCGTAATGTCTCGATGAAAAATGTCAGGGCCAGACTGATTGCCTTGAGTGCGGTAGACGATGATGGCAAAAGATTGTTTAGCGAAAAAGATGCAGTGCAGCTGGGCAGCAAATCAGCGAGTGCCTTAAACCGGCTTTTTGAAATAGCTTGCAGGTTGAGTGGAATCACAGATGCCGATGTTAAAGAACTTGAAAAAAACTGAGAAGGAGTGGGCATCGAAGGAACTGGTTTGATCTAGCTGAGATGATGCACACTCCAGTTGGTGAATTGCAGAGGCGTATGACCTCCAGAGAGTACAGCGAGTGGATAGCTTTGGGAATAATCAAAGAAGAAGAAAGGGAGAAAGCCGAGATGATCGCCAGAGTTGAAGATAGGATGAGGAAGTAATGGCTACCGTATCAAGATTGCATGTTAATGTAACGGCCGGAACTGCTGACTATGCAAAGTCAATGGCGAAAAATGAACAGCGGACCAAAGGCTTTTCCAAGAAAATCGGTAAGATGGGCGGAGCTTTAAAGGCGGCAGCAGGTACCGCTGTAGCAGCATCGGCAGCTTTGGCCGGAGTAGCTTTTGCAGGCAAGAAAATATTTGACTTAGGTGCTGGTATAGAGGAGACGGCTAGTAAGTTCAATACAGTATTTGGGCCTCAAGGTACTGCACAGATGAATGAGTTTCTGGATGGGTTTGCTAACAAAGCAGGGCTGACCACTAACGAAGCTAAGGCCCTGACTTCTGTTACCGGGTCAATAGCACAGGGATTGGGATTCGCCCAAAAAGAATCAGCTGGTATGGCGATTGAAATTACTAAGCTGGCTGGGGATCTGAGTTCCTTCAATAATATGCCAACAGAAGAAGTTCTTATGGCTGTCAATTCTGCCTTAACCGGTGAACGTGAGCAGATGAAAAGGCTTGGAATAGTGATCCGGGAAACTGACGTCCAACAATTAGCTTTAATACAAAGCGGAAAAACTGTGGCAGCTACCTTGACGTCACAGGAAAAAGCTACAGCGACTCTGACACTAATGACAGAGAAAGCAGGCGTGGCAGTTGGTGACCTAGATAGGACTCAAGGGAGTGCCGCCAACGTAGCGAAAAAGTTGTTTGCACAATTCAAGGAACTGAGGGATGTACTGGCACAGGCACTGATGCCAGTATTCAGGGAAATCCTTACGGCCATATCTAACAACTCTAGCAAGTTTGACGAGATGAAAGAAAAGATAAAGGCGAACTCCAATGTGATAGTGGCATGGGGGCGAGTAGCGGTAAGTGCCTTTATGTTTGTGGCGAAAACGATCATGGCTCCGATTACATTAATTGGTAATCTGATTCAGGCGTTCGGCAATCTTATGGTTGCCACCAAAGCTTTCTTTGATAAGGACAAGGAGCTGAGAAAACAGGCCATGGAGGATTATGCAAAAAATCAAGAGGAAGCTATACTATTTTTGGCCAGTCCACTGAAAGAATTGGGCAACTTTACCACACTCTTGACAGAGGCCTTAATGGCAAGTGGTCAGGCCGGAAAAGGTTTTGCACAGAGTTTAAATCAGGTAGGGGAAACCATTAACGGTTCCACGCTTCCGGCTGTCAGAAAGGCTCAAGAGGAAATTGAGAAATTCAACAATGATGTTGGCGTTACAGTGGAAATGTTAAATGAAAAGCTTAGGGGTATGACTCAGGAATTTGCTAGTGGAATGGTGAACAATATAGTCAGCAGCCTTTCTACAATGTCAAATGCTTTTGGAAGTTTCTTCAGTAAGATGCAGAAGCAGTTAGTGGAAGCGACACTTCAATGGTTAGTTTTTAAAGCCTTGACCGGATTGTTTCCAGACAGCGAATTTGTGGCGAACCTGACAGGCACACAAACTCAAGGGACGAAAATAGCAAAGGCAGTTAAAGGTCAAAAGAGGCGAGGTGGAGGGGAGCGGATAAACTTAAACCCCATACCTGCGGGGATACCAGCAGGAACGGTAGTCAGACAGGAGATTAATTTCAATGTCAGTGCTATAGATAGCAGAAGTGCCGCTGAATTTATACAACAGAATAAGGGGGACATTGCTAAGGTAGTGACAGAGGCCTCCGGTCAAAGCACAGGCTATCTACGGCAACTCACGAGAGGTGGTAGATAATGGCTGCATTCCCCAGAACTTTACCACCAGCAAGTGTCACCTATCCTCAGAATATCGGCAGCTTAATATCGGTCGGACAGACTGGTGCCTTGCAGACTCGGAGTCAGAATGCTCAAGGACTAGCTTGGGAGGAGACCTGGTCGGTACTCAAGGCTGGCAATGAGGATGTTCAGGAGTTGATGATCACAATCCAAAATCTTTATAATACTGGTGGTACTACAGAGCTTACTCATTACCTGTTACCTGGGAGTGGTTTGCCCATGAATGGGGTGGCTGCGAATTGTAAGCCAGTGGTTAAAGGTGCTAGTCAATCGGGCACGACACTGAACACAGATGCATGGCCTAACAGCGAGGGTGTTCTGAAGGCTGGAGACGCCTTTACTATAGATGGCCTTGACGTCCTATTCCGAGCCACTGCTGATGTAACTAGCCACGCTTCTGGAGACACGACAGCGATTAGCATAACTCCACCGATTGTAGCTGGTAGTTCACCTGCAGATAATGCGGCAATCAGGGTGGCTCAATTTCTATTGCAAGCCAATCCCATCGCCACTGTGGATGACTCCACAATAATTACTGTGGCGAATGATACCTCCATCCCAACTGCTGTCGGCCACACTGTCGTGCTTTCTGGGAGTGCAGCTGTCGGTGGTATATCTGCCGACAGATTGAACACGACAATGGAAGTGTTAACAAAGCCAGACGCAAACACATTCACTGCTGACATAGGTGGGGCAGACGCTACCAGCACAGTGTCAGCAGGCGGTGGAAGTTCTGTGGTGGTAACACTCAGGGCCAGCATCACAGCAGTGATCTTGGATTATGACGGGGCTGCAGCGGGGCCGGATGAATATATAGGCGGACTCAAAGTGACTTTTCAAGAGGCAGTGTAATGGGAGTAAGATCAGCTCTGAGTGCCGCAATGATCACAGCGATAGAGGCAAA